CTTCAGCGGGACAAGGTTGACAAGTGAATATCCTTGATCTTGTCAGCAATATCTTTAAGCCTGCCGCAGAGCTAATTGATAATCTGCATACAAGTGAAGAAGAACGGCTACAGCAGAAAGCTAATTTGCTTAACGTACAAGCAGCAGCAATACAGGCTGCCCTTGACTACGAAAAAGAAGCACTAGAATCCAGGGCTAAGATTGTTAACTCAGAAGCTAAATCTGAACATAAGATTACAGCAACCTGGAGACCGATAGTGATGCTGTGTTTCTGTGGCTTGGCTGTTGGAGATGCCCTTGGTGTGTTGCCTAACCCACTAGCCAAAGAAGCATGGACGTTGTTACAGATTGGTCTGGGTGGCTACGTAATTGGCAGGTCTAGTGAGAAGGTAGTTAAGACTATTAAAGAATCGAGCGTAGGTGCCTAATGGCTAGTTGGCAAGACATGACAGAAGCAGAGCGTATTCAACACTCGTTGAAGTTCGGCACTGATTATGCTAAACAGTTTAACCAAGCACAGATTGACAACATCCTTGCTGGTAATGTCAGTAACGGCGGTATGTTGACCACTGGACAGCCTGCCTTTGCTCCTAATATGTCAGTACCGGCACAGACAGCACAGCCGTCACAGACGTTTGCACAAGCTCTCGAACAACAATGGGCGAACAACCCTGCCCTGTTGGAACAAGCTATTCAGCAGAACCCAGAGGCATTCCAGTCTGGGCTGTTGACTGGAGAAACTACTTCAGAAAATTCAATTAATCTTGTTGATGAAATTGCAAATCTTAACAATACGTTTGAGGAACAAACATCGCCTGACAGGTTAGAACAAAATTTACTAGATTTTCATGGTGAACCTTTTGATCTTACTTCTTGGCTTGCAGAAGACCCTTCTAGAACGGCTCAGCAAGCGTATGAAGAAGGTTTAATTAATGTTGGAAACGCCAATTCTTCTTCGGGTTTTGGGATTGGGCTAGGCGAATATGGGGCCATTGAATCACAGTTTAGGCAGGAGTACGCAAATAACCTTGATGCTTTATTGGCAGAAGCAGGAAAACAAAGAATAGAAGAACGTGACGGACAGTTGTTTGCTCTTTACACAGGACAAGACGATCAATTCAAAAATGTCAGTGCTCTTCCAGTAGGTTATCAATGGGCAGAAGAGCCTAAAACACCGGGGGAATACTACGCTATTAAAACCCCAGATGGAGGGGTGTGGGACAACTACATTAATCCTTTTGTAAGAAACGCTATACGAATAGGAGGGGCTTTAACAGGGAATCCTATAGTTGCTGCAACAACAGCAGGCGCAAACACTGCTGCTCTTGGAGGGGACTTAGCAGAAATAGCAAAAGATGCTACAACAGCAGGCGTTAGTTCTGTTGTTAACAACTCCATTTTTCCTCCCGGTGCCGCAGGAGGCTCAACAACAGTTGGAGGAGAAACATTTACCGACATTGGTACAGTTGGAAGCACTGCTAATACTATTGGTAATATAGGTGTCGGTTCAATTGGTTTAACAGGCTCAGGCGTTACTCCTTACGAAACTGGTGTTATGCCTGGCAGTCCTCCCGATGATTTTAAAGACGTTGACATGAGCGATCCTGCTGCTGTTCTTGACGCTACTCGCGTTATTATTGATGCAGGGTTTCCTATTCCTTCTTGGGGCATGAAGTGGGAAGACGTTAAAGAATGGCCTGCAACCGCGTGGGAAGAAGTACAAGGATGGATTGACGGTAGTTCTAACCCTATTGAAACTGTTCAAAAAGTATTTGATGTTGGTGTTGACAAAGCCACAGATATTGTAGATAAAGTTATCGGTGGCGGTGTTGCTATTTATGATGTGCTTAAAGATACTTTTGAAAGTGACGGCAGTGGCGGTACCGGGACTATGCCGCCTGTTGGAGGTACTCCAGAAGAAGAAGACGAAGTTGCTGAACTACCCGGTGACACTACTGTTGAAGAAGATGGTTTAAGTTTAGGCCAGCCTCCAGAGTTTGAGCCGGTAGAAGAAGAAGAAGACGAAGTAATAGAAAATGATGAAATAGTTGAAGACCCTCAGACAGGTCAAATTGTTATTACAGAAGGCCCTGTTAGTGAGCCTAGTATAAATCCTCCTGAAATTGCGCAACCCGATGAACTGACTACAGGGGGTACAGTAGCTGGAGAAAACCCTGTAACAGATGGTGAAGACAGTCCTGTTAGTGGCGGAGGCGGCGGAGGCGGCGGAGGTTTCGGTGAATTTGAGCCTTTCCAAGCAGGCATAAGCTACAACGTACCGATGCTGACTAGGGTCAACACAGAACTCCGCAACTTCCTTGCAGAACTTTACAACCGAGGTTGAGATGACATACAAAGAATTAGTTAATCATGTTCTGCGCCGTATGCGAGAGGATGAAGTAGGTAGTGTTAATTCTACAACCTACTCTCAAATGGTAGGTGATTTTGTTAACGACGCTATGCGTATTGTACAAGATGCATGGGACTGGGCTGATCTACGTGAGACTAAAACAATAGCAACCAGTGACGGTGTAGATACTTACTCTATCACAGGTGCCAGCACTGATGCTAAGATTTTTCACATCATTGACGACACTAGCAACACTGCTCTTAGGCAAGTTGACAAAGCCTGGATGGATCGTAACAAACTGATTGCATCTTCCAGTGATGGTCAACCTACTCATTACAACTATGTCGGTACAGATTCTAATGGTGACATTCAGCTTCAACTGTTTCCTACACCAGATGCTGTTTATTCACTGAAGGTTAACGGTGTCTTCCGCACTGATGAACTGACAGGTGACGACGACACTGTGCCTGTTCCTTGGCGTCCTGTTATGCACTACACCATTGCTTTGCTTGCGCGTGAGCGTGGTGAAGTTGGTGGTCAATCAACACAGGAGTATTTTGCTATTGCAGATAAGATTCTGTCTGACCACATTGCTCGTGAAAGTGCGTTTTATCCTGAAGAAACCATTTACAGGACTGTCTAGTGGCACAGCAACTTCAAAACATTAACCTGATTGCTCCTGGCTTTAAAGGGATTAACACAGAAGATTCTCCGTTGGGACAGGAGCCTACCTTTGCTGCTGTTGCAGACAACTGTGTTATTGACAGGTTTGGTCGTATTGCTGCTCGTAAAGGCTTTAACACACTGACAGAAACAAAGACTGAACTAGGCTCTGCCAGCGTTGAAGTCATCCACGAGTTTAGAGACAGTGCTGGCAATGAAGTGCTGTTTAGCTGTGGTAACAATAAAATCCTGTCAGGCACAACAACGCTTGCTGATGAAACACCGGCAACATACTCGATTACTTCTAATGAGTGGGATGTTGTTAACTTCAACGACAATGCCTACTTCTTCCAGCGTGGTTACGAGCCGCTAGTATACAGCGACAGCCTTGGTGCTGTTACTAAGATGTCTGATGTTGCTGGCTATGGTGTCAACCCTGCCCGCACAGACATGGACGGTAACACTGTTCTTGCTGCGTTTGGTAGGCTTTGGGTTGCTGACTTTGCAGACGATAAATCAACAATCTATTGGTCTGATCTGCTGCAAGGTCATGTCTGGAATGGTGGTTCTTCTGGCAGTATTGACATTAGCAAAGTATGGCCTGACGGTTATGATGAGATTGTTCGACTGGACACTCAGAATGATTTTTTAATTATTTTTGGTAAGCACAGTATCCTTGTGTACAGCGGTGCAGGTTCACCAGCAACAATGCAGGTATCTGATAGCATTAGTGGCATTGGTGCTCGTTGTCGCTGTGGTGTCCAGAACATCGGCACTGACATCTTGTTTGTGTCCTATGATGGTGTTCGCAGCCTTGGCAGGGTTATCCAAGAAAAGTCACTGCCTATTGGCGACCTTAGCCGCAACATTAAAAACGATTTGATTGGACAGTTAAGTGCAGAAACAACGCCGCTAAGAACAGTGTACTCTCCTGAGAATAATTTCTTTCTTGTTGGCCTTAGAGATCAAGACCTAATTTATTGTTTTGATGTTAGGGGTAAACTTGAAAACGGTTCCTATCGTGTTACTCGTTGGACAGGAACAAACT